TAATACCTTCAAATGGATATGAGCAACTTTCAACATCATCTTCTACCCATAAGTCATCAACAATATCATCATATGTGATAATACCTGCAGGTGTAAATGGTTTAGCATCCCACCATGCACGAGTGAACTGTTCTCTCTTACCTGCTTTAAGATATTCATTTGCATCTTTTAAATCAAGAGATACAACCTTACATTTATTAGGTGAAAATATTTCAGCAACTTTATTAGCTGACTCTTTTCCTATCTCATCATTATCAAAACAGATAATAATATTATCAAAGCTATCAAGATATTCAAAGTTTTGTTTACAGTCTCTGACTGCAGATGCAACTCCATTCTTAATAGATACAGTTGCCCAACGACTGCCCATCATTTGATAAACTGCCATTGCATCACACTCACCTTCAGTAATTGTAATGTACTTTTGTCCACCACCAAATAAGTTTTGACCAAAGAGTTGAGATTCTCCAAAGTTTCCTTGAGCAGTAAACTCTTTTGGTAATGTTCTAATTTTATTAGCCACATGTTTACCATGTGAATTATAGTATGGATATATATGTTTAGACACCATACCATTTTGGCTTAATGTTGTTACTCCATATTTGTTTGCAGTTTCCTGCGTTATGTTTCTGTCTTGCAACGAAGTTGCTTGACCAACATACAAATCTGAATAACTATTTTGATTGTTTGTCATAGGTATCACTTCTGCTTCTCCCTTCTCATAATAACCACAGTCAGGTGTAAAACAATGAGCATGACCATCACTATATCTTGCTAAATTGTTTTTACTATTACATTTTGGACACGACTCGTGCCTTAAAAATTTACTTTCCATCTTTAACATTCAACCCCCTATACAAAAAGTAATACATAAAAAAGTATCACTGTTGTTATAATATATAGATTACTCATTTAACCCCCTAGTGTATTGTTTCTTTATCTTTTCCCATTACTGGTTCAAATATTTCATCACCTTGAGTAGGTGGCTCACCCATACTCAATGCAATAAGTTCTTGAGCAGTATCATTTAATGCATTTTGCATTGTAAGAAAACCATAGTATTCTTTTTCAGCTTTCATTATAGCTGTAATAGATAATGCTCTAGCCATAAGATATACAGTCTCAGGTGAATCATACTTCTCAACTAAATCCATAACTACAGTATGAAATTTTTTTATAATTTCTTCCTTTTGTTCTTTAGTTAATTTATTTTCCATTACCATACATTCTCTCCATATCATCTACAAAACCATTTATATCTTTTAATGGTACTTGTTTTATATCACTTTCACCAGTCACAGATAATACAAAATCAACAACTGATGTTGGTAAATCTTCATGTGTGTTATACATTATAATTATCTCCTTCCATAAAACCATCCATAGTCATTTGTTTAATTTTTTCTTCGTTAGTATGAATTATATTTATCATTTTGTCAAGATACCATTTAGCTTTTTGTAAATCTTCTAAAGGTTTTTCTTTATAATCATACCTCCACAAATATTTAATTGTATTTCCTTTTAAGTATCCCAAAAATTCTTTCTCTGACATTGAAGATTTAATCCCATCAATACACTCAACACCTTCTTTATTATAATGTCTTGGGTTGTTTACGTTATCGTATTTTTTTGTACGCATGTCCATAGTCTTTGTCCTTTCTTTTTTCAAAAAATATTTTTGGTTCATCACAAACAACTGCTTTTAGTTTGTAAGGTTTTTTAATTTTTGTAGATATTTGTTCAACAATATTAGTGCAACTTCTAACTGGTTTAGGTAAAACTTTTTGATAAAGTTTATTGTTAAACTCAATCCAGTATGTAACTAAAAATATATCAAACATATTATTTAATATCCTCTGGCACAATACATTGTTTTTGTTGCACTGGTATGTATTTATTGTCAAGGGGAACACCTTTAATTAGTTTTTGTCTTATCAAATGATACTCCCAACCAATACACATGTAGCCAGTTCTACTTAGCTTACTTCTATCAATACCTCTTTTAGCATACTCTTGTTCAGCTATTACACTAGCATTTTCACAGTTAGGTAACTCCTTAACAAATAGTTCTACATCACCAACTGGTGAAGCAAAAGTTAAATATAAAGCAAACAATTCTTTCATTATTTATCCAGTTCCTTTCTCACACATTTTTGTTTGTAATACACATTACCAAAGAGTGTGAGGCTTGGGTTCTGTGGTTCTGGTTTTTTCCTACCAACATACTCCCATACACAAGTCATAGTCTTATTATTGTTTGCACGTTGGTGAAAAAAGTCAATGTTATCAAGGGTATAGATGTTAAATACTAACCCAAGTATTAATGTTTCAACTCCCATTAAAATAATCTCCTAATAAAATATAATATTGTAAATAAAAATCCTCCCATTAAAAATGAGAATAGAATTTCTAAGATGAACCACAATGCTTTGTCAATATTAATAGACATAAACAACTTGTGGTAGTGGTGTATAATCACTTCTTCTATCCACATGGATAAAAGTTCTCGCTACTCCTACAGACCAACCTAAGTCTATTGCTCTTTTAATTAAGTCTTTTCTAAAGACTGAATTAGGTATAGCAATGTCAACTGCACAAGTATCTGTACCCCATTTATCATTACCAATTTTGTGAAATGAGTTGGGACTTGCAGGATAACCACGACTTTTTAACCAGTCGTTGTGTTCTGCTGAACGACAACAAGAAGTTATCTGTAATGGTTCACCCACATTCTCTCTTAAATTTATTAAACAATTTAAGAAACCTTCAGCTAAAATAATATCTTTAGATGTAGGACATTGTAATTCCTTTTCACTAAAGTATTTATTTTCGTAGTAGTTTATTCTTTGCATTATCTACTTCCTTTCTTAACTCTTTAATTCTTTTATAAGAATTATAAAGTTGTTTGTTTAATGTTTGTATTTCTTTTATGTATAAGTTTTCTTTTGTCATTGTTTTTGTGTTCCTTTCTAAATGACTTCTAAAAATATTATACACTTTTTGTTTTTCATATGTCAAATTAAAAATGCATTTGTCAAATTACTGACACATATTGTTGTATAATTACAACAAACTATCTTCCCCTCCAATCCCTCTTGTCACCTCTTGGTGTTGTTATTTGTCTTTCACACACATGATTACTGTGTGTGGTGATAACCATTTTTTCTTTATCACTACAAGTATAATAGCATTTAACAGAGTCTTCACCAAAGAATGGTTCAACTCTTTTTTCTTTTGTCAATCTACAAGTAACAAAGTATTGGTTTCTTTGGTCATAAAGTTTACCTTTACCACTCCATTTATAACTCCAACTCTTAGCTTCAGCAGTTATAACTAAATAAATTATAGTTGCAAGTGCCACATAACCTATGAATAATTCGTAATCAGGTTTCTTCATCATCATACATCTCCATATAGTCTTTTATTTCTTCTCGTGTCAAAAGATTGACAAGTATTGGTGTGTCTTCACCTATGTATGCACCTTCAATGTTGAAGTCTATAAATTCTTTAGCTTCATCATAAGACATATCGTCCCTTTTAACCAGTTTGGTTATCATTCTGTGCTTATCATAGACGAATACGTCCACCATACCACTGCGTGTACCCACACCTATGATGCAGTCATCATAATCGTCCCATATTTTCATCACTCATTCTCCTTTTCATCAGGGTTATCATAATCATTAGGTAATATTTTATCCATTCGTTCTGTATAGTCAGATTGTATAAATACATCTGTTTGAATGTCTGGATTCCAGTGGTCATCAGTCACATCTTTTTCAGGATTTATTTTAGCTTCAGCTTCTTCTTTAGTCTTAGCTTCAACAATAAACTCTGCAAAGGTAGACTGAGTTTTAATAACTCTTACATTCCATTCGTACATCATTTACTCCTTTCTTTTCTACAAGGTTTACACAGATAGTACCCATCATAAGGTGGTTCATCTATATTAAATTGGTCATTACAATTAATACATGACTCAAAATAATCAGCATCACTACCACTACTACTGTATCCCTCATAAGGATATACTAATTTCTTTTTAGTCATCACTCACT